GCAAATACTTTAATGATGATGAAAAAGGTTTGCATTACGCTGCTACCTCCAAAGCTTCAGTTTGTGAGGCGCTCTTTATTACAAAGGCGCTAGCTTTCTCAGCCAATGACGCGGCTTTGCTAATGGCTTTAGGGTCATCTTTGAGGCAAGCAATCCAGTTGTTTAGATACTTGGCATGATCTTCCCGTGGCGTTGCATCAACCTTTGTATGATTGGAAAGCATTGCTGCGCCTAGTTCTGCAATCAGCTCCTCAAAAGCGTAGTCATCAGAGCCAAAGCGTTTACCAAATTGACGGTTTTCCCGGCTTTCATGCCCGGTCCAGTGGATCAGTTCATGCAATACAGTTCCATAAAATCCTGAAGCGTCCACAAATTGCTCACGCTTTGGCATAGTAATAGCGTCACTGGAAGGCATGTAGAATGCCCGGTTCTGATTTACATATGTGATTGATGCGGGAACATTCGCTAATAATTCATCAGCCGTTTGAACGTCTTCCCACTCTTGAATAGCTTCTTCAGAAGTATCTTCAGTGATCCAATTGCCATTCCAGTTTTCTACCTGATCAGCATTAAATACCGTGAACGCTTTGGGGCATGGAATAAACTTACTGTCTCCGGTTTGCTTATCTTCAACTTTGAATGTGGAATAGAACATCACCGGGAACCCGGTTGAACCTTTCTTTACGTTTGCACCCAGTGAGCGCCATTGTTTAAAGGTTCCAAAGACTGGGGATTGGAAGCCACTTACCGCCATAACCAATCCAAGATTAAAACGATTGAACCCAGTATAAACGCGCTTCTTTGCGCTCACTGGGTCACCTGCATTACGAACAGCGTCTTTCCAAGGTTTGGTCCAGTTAGCGCCATGCTCCTCCATCATACCTATGACAAGGGCTGATACTGCGGTGAGTGTGTCATGTACTTTGCTCATTTAATTGCCCCTTTATTGAATGCGTTATTAGTTTCGATATCAAAGGCTCTTAATTCCAAAAGCATTGCTTCAATCGTTTCACGCGCTGCTGCAATTTTCTGATCATGCTCAATTCGTTGGGCTTGAAAATTGGCAAGAAAATCTTTGTGCTGTTCAAGTGTCATTGTTTAATCTCCGGTTAGTTGGTCATTAATGGGGCGTTGGTTCCCCTTACCCATGATCATAGAACCGGATTTACTAAATACAATAGTTAAATGGCTTAACCAACATAAACAGACTGTATTTAGTTAACAGCCAATCTAAGCGCCATACAGTGACCAAACCTTCATTCGTGGGCGCTAGTATCTAAAAACAGTTAACAGCCATTCAGAAACGATTTAGGGTATTTGTTCTGGGTTTGTTCCTCAAATCTACCTGGCTAATTTAAGCCGCTAAAATGGGGCCATTATAGTAGCGTGTTTTTAGTGAGGTTCTGAGGTGAGGGCTGAGGGTATACAAACACGCGCTTCACTATCTCTTTTTCAAACTGTCAAAGAGCGCCAATCGCTCCGACAATAATATTTATTTGTTCAAGATATTTTCTTGCGTATTTATTTGCGTACAAATCTTTAGTGAAGCGCATTGCACATTATTTTTCTGCAATAAATATTCTAAGTAATTAATCTTGCAGCATTAAAACCTTTGGACCTATGACCCAACCATTAACAGCCAAAGAATTTACCCATAAAAACAAGGTTCTTTTAATCGATATGGCTAGCAAAGATTTTTCTTTGGGCCGAGCGTTCGAGAGGGGGGCATCTGCCACCCCCCCCTCCCCCGGTGGTGTATACAACCCAGACATATTTTGAGAATTAGGCAACCGTAAACAGCCGCTACAAGTCCATAGCGCAGCCGTATTCGTAAAGAGACTATATGTTGTAATAATCTCAGCTAACGCCACCTTGTAAAGTGTTAGGGGGTTGCATTTAGTTGTGGAGTTTGTTATACGGTACTAGACCAATTAGTTTATTATATTAGGAATGCTAAATGGTAGAAGACTATGGACAAGATATTAATCTATTTGATGAGGGATTACCTCTCTTTTTAGACCATGACTTTGAAATCTCCGATGAAGGTATACTAAATATAAAGTCTTTCCTCACTGTAGGGGACTTAGATGAGAAGGAGATTATAAAACCCTTCTTTGAGGTAACTGAATATGTCCTAGAGAACGAAGACATGGACTATCGGGAATTATACGCAATAGCGAATGAACTCGTAAGTGAGGCTGAGAGACTAAGAACTCTAGCCCAGCGCATGGAAGACAGCACTGAGAATGTAGCTGATCTCTTTGACGCTGGATATGACCCAGACTAATCTATTTGGCTGGACGGATGATGATCCAGAAGAGAAACACTCTGGTGAGACTAAGCGATGCTCTAGCTGTAGAAAAATACTACCGTTAAACTACTTTGGCTTTAATAGAGCTAAGAGTATGGGCAGAGCTTGTACTTGTAAGAGTTGTTTGCGGGTGCATACGGCTAAGATGAAACAGCTTCATGCGAAGCATAGTGTACCTGATAGTCATACCTGTCCGATATGTTTAAAGGACGCTGTTGCTCTGTTCTCTCCTGGTATGGGTAATAAGACGCCTTTTAGGCTAGACCACGATCATACCACTGGAGCATTCAGGGGCTTTATATGTGACTCTTGCAATACGGGTATGGGCAAGTTTAGGGATGATATTACCTTACTATTACGGGCCATTGCTTACTTAAAAGCATAGCGGGTATACCGCTTATCTATCTACTCCTTACGCCAATGAATTGGTATAATGTATGTACTAACAAATATACATATAACTAAGGATAGAATTATGATTACTAAGATTGTTGCAGTACTGGTCCACTTCTTCACTGGAGAGGCTGGCGTCATTAAGAGACTACAAGTTAATCAAATGAGAAGAGCATCTTACTGGCAATTACATAACATGAGCGACACAGCCCTAAAAGACATAGGGATTAGTCGATCTGATATCTATCAGGTTGCTTATCGGGGGAGAGGTCGCGGGACTACAACTTAAAGTATACTACTAGGAGATTAGTACTTACCCTATAGTTGTACCCTCAAGCGACAATTCATTATACGAATTAAACAGCTAATTGTCAACGTAAATCGTTAACTAACGGCTTAATTAATTGCTTGACTATTACACTAATAAAATGCTACAATGTAGGGACTAGGGGAAAATTGTCTTTTAATTTATACTATATACGCGCAGCCATACAACAGCGCACAGGTCAGGTTCTAAAGTTTGACCACATCCGTCATTTATTACTGGAAGAAGGTTTAATCTCGAAGCATGAGCTAGAGACTAATTCGCTTGGTAAAGAGTTTGATGGGTACGGTAGATACTTTGCTACTGAGGACTGTGCTGTTGAGGTTCCGCATGACCCCAGACGTTTCATCCCTGAGTTACTGGATGAAGAGTTTGACAAAGACGAAAGCTAGATATGGCACAAACTAAGTCTGAAAAGATAGCTTCTGGTAAGAAACGTCACGGCTTCACCGAAGTAAACAAACCTCGCAGAGGTGGCCCTAAGAAGTTCGAAGTATTAGCCGTAGAAGGTGACACGGTTAAGTATATTCCCTTTGGCGATCCGAACATGGAAATCCGCAAAGATAACCCCGCAGCACGAAAGTCCTTCAGAGCAAGGCACAAGTGCGACACCGCAACTTCAAAACTAACGGCTCGGTATTGGTCGTGTAAGAATTGGTAAAGGAATAATTATGCCTAACAATATGAAAAAAGATTACAATAAAATGTCTAAAACGTCCGGTTATATGAAGGGTGGCATGGTTGGCAAAAAGAAGATGGCTAACGGTGGTATGGCTCCTAAGAAGAAAATGGCTGGCGGCGGCATGGCTACTAAGAAAAAGAAATAGCCGCCTATGTCTTTGTATGAGAACATGAATAAACAGCAAAAGTCTGGCAAAAGCCGCACTAAGAAAAACTCCACGGTAAGCCCTAAAGCTTATTCGGATATGAAAGCTGGTTTCCCTAATTCTAAAAAGAATAAAGCTAAAAAGAAAAAGGCAAAAGCATGACAAAACTTACCCCTGCCCAAGAAACCAAGATGAAAGAGCATAAAAAGCATCATACTGCAAAGCATATAAAAAATATGCGTACTGCAATGTTGGCGGGAAAGTCTTTTAGTGTAGCACATACCTTGGCTAAAAAATCTGATAAGAAGAAGGCTAAGGCATGATAAAAGAAGAGAAGCTCTTAACTGAGAAGCAAGAGGTCTTCTTAGAGGCTTTGGTATCAGATGAATGCAAGGGTAATACTCGCAAAGCTATGGATATTGCTGGTTACTCTAAAACAACTTCCACTAATTCAGTGGCTACCTCCTTAGCTTCTGAAATCCATAAACGTACAGAAACCTTCTTAGCTATGAGCGCCCCTAAAGCTGCTTGGGGTATGGTTGATGTGTTAGATGATCCTGGTGCAATGGGCGCTAGGAACTCTATTGCTGCTGCTTCTCAGATACTAGATCGTACAGGCCTAGTTAAAAAGGAACAGATTGAAGTAAAGAATACAGGCGGTGCAATGTTTATTCTACCACCGAAGAATGCAGATTGAGTATTTGGTTAGACATAATCAGACCAAATAAGAATGCAAAGATACCTTATGCTTATGTAGTATCTGATACTGATCCGTTGATATTGGTAGCGGATGAAAAGAAGGCTACACTTGTAGAAGAGGCCTTAGACTATCTTGATGAAGGTCATTCCACCCGTAAGACGGCGGCTTGGCTTGCCAGCAAGACAGGTGACAGCATAACTCATCAGGGTTTAATATATATCTGGAAAGCCCGTAGGGGTAAGGGTAGTGAAAATCCCTCTAAGAGACTTAAGGTACTTGCTAAGGATAATCGTAAGAGAAAGCCTAAGACACCTGAAGATAAGAAGATTAGTGTAGCTAAACGCCGACAGACTGATGCCAAACGTAGACTTACTATAGCTAAGAAGAAACTTGATGAACTTACTCCTGCGGAAGAATTACAGACAAGTAATTTAGATTTCTCAGTAATTGAAAGTGAAAAGCAGAAACAAGAGGTGGTCTTTTCTCCCAACGCTGGGCCGCAGACTGAGTTTTTAGCGGCTAGTGAACGAGAAGTCTTATTTGGGGGTGCTGCGGGTGGAGGAAAGAGCCGAGGTCTTCTTGCAGACCCTATGCGGTATTTCTCTAACGGCGCATTCAGCGGGCTTCTGCTTAGACGTACAAACGATGAGTTGCGCCAGTTAGTTTCAGAGTCACAGGAGCTTTATCCAAAAGCATATCCAGGCGCTAAATGGCAGGAAAAGAAATCCCAGTGGATATTTCCATCAGGGGCTAGATTGTGGATGACCTACTTAGAGCGTCCAGAAGACGTTATGCGGTATCAGGGTCAGGCATTTTGCTGGATTGGATGGGACGAGCTAACACAACATCCTACCAGTTTTGCATATCTTTATATGTTATCCCGATTAAGAACCACTGATCCTAGCCTACCGCTTTGCGTCCGCGCAACCACAAACCCAGGTTCTAGTGGGCATGGTTGGGTTAAGAAAATGTTTATTGACCCTGCTCCAGCAGGTAAGGCTTTTGATGCAACTGATTTAGATACGGGTAAACCTTTAGTCTTTCCAGAAGGCCATGAAAAAGAAGGTCAGGCATTATTTCAACGCCGTTTTATTCCTAGTAAGCTGTCTGACAACCCTTATCTCGCGGATGACGGTCAGTACGAAGCCAATCTATTATCCCTCCCAGAAAATCAAAGAAGGCAGTTATTAGATGGAGACTGGGCAGTTGCAGACGGCGCAGCGTTTTCTGAGTTTAGACAAAGTAAACATGTTATTGAACCGTTTG